GATGAAAATAGATAATGTTCTTTTTTATGAAAAGTATCGTCCTAAGAATTTGGATGAATTGATCGTTCCTATCAGAATAATGGAAAAGCTAAAGAAAGGTGTATATCAACATCTTCTTTTATATGGAAGTCCAGGTACTGGTAAAACTAGTAGTGCTAAGGTATTAGTGAAAGAATTCGGGTTACCTTATTGCTATATTAATGCATCTGTAGATACTAGTGTAGAGATAGTGAGAAATAAAATTACAGATTTCTGTGCTAACCGTAGTATTATGGATGAAGCCGGTACAATAAAAGTAGTAATTTTAGATGAAATTGATGGAGTTTCAGACCAGTTTTTTAAAGCTCTTCGGGCTACAATGGATCAGTTTAGTACAAATACTAGATTTATTGCAACTTGCAACTATATTAATAAAATTCCAGACCCAATTCAATCTAGGTTTGAAATGATTAATTTTGATTTTTCAAAAGAAGAAGAACATGAATTAATAAAAAAATATATCGTTAGAATAAATCAAATATGTAAGAGTGAAAACTTAGAAATGGATAAATATGCAATACTGGAATTAATTAAAAGAAAATTTCCTGATCTTAGAAGTATTCTTACAATTATTCAAGGCTATTATTCCCAAGGCGTTAGTAAAATTACAATAGAAGATGTTAAGAATTTTAATAGCATTTATAAAGATGTATTTGAACTTATTTTTAATTCAATAAATCCTATTGAAAATTACCAATTATTAGTTTCAAATTATTCAAATAAAGTCGATGATATTCTGTCAGTTCTTGGTTCAGAATTTATTGATTATATTAAAACTGAAAAACCTACATACGATAAAGCAATACCACAAATAATAATAACTGTTGCGAAGTATCAGTCTATGAGAAGTCAAGTTATTGATCCAGTAATTACAATGCTTGCATGTTGTTATGAATTACAGAGTATAATTAAAGAATCTTAATATGTGTAAAGTTGTTCATCTAAAAAAAGAATCCTATGATATTTACATAGGAAGACCTAGTAAATGGGGAAACCCTTTTACTCATAAGCAAGATGGTAAAACTCTAGCTAAATACATAGTAAATACTCGAGAAGAAGCAATTAGTGCATTTGAAGAATGGATTACGAAAGGTGAAGGCCAGATTTTGTTAAAAGATTTAGATGAATTAAAAAATAAAACACTCGGATGTTGGTGTAAACCACAACCCTGTCATGGCGATATTTTATTAAAACTTATAAAAAGTAAATCATGAATAAAATGACTCTTGTAATTGATGGTAATTATTTTCTTTTTAGAAGTTTTTATGTGTTGCCTAAATCTTCAGGGCAAACTCTAGATACAAAAAAAGAAATGGATATTTTTATTAGAAAATTATCTATTGATTTCACATCAGAAATGCGAAAATTCCGTAACGTTGTTGATCAGGTAATTTTTACAATTGATTCTAAATCATGGAGAAAAGATTTTTTTCCATCTGCTGAATATAAAGCAAATAGATCAGAAGATTCAAATGTAAATTGGAATAATTTTTATAAAGTATTAGAAGAATTTAAAAATATTTTAGAAAAAAAAGGTGTAATTTTACATAAAGTAAATGGTGCAGAAGGAGATGATCTTATATTTGCATGGTCTGTAAATTGTAACCTCAAAGGGAAATCAGTTCTTATTTTTTCAGGGGATAAAGATCTTATACAATTAGTAAATAAAAATAAATCAACACATGCATTTACACTATGGTATGCCAATACTACTAAAAGGTTAGTAGTATATGAAGGATTTAATGAATGGTTAAATACTAAAGATAATGAAGTTTTTGATATTTTTAGTATGCAAAAAAGTATAAGCGGTGATTCAGTTATTAAATCTAATTTAAAAAAGATTATTAACGAATCAGGTCTTAATATAGAAGAAGTTAATTCTGGTGATTTTGGATTTAAAAAAGTATTAACTGGTGATTCAGGTGATAATGTTAAATCTGTCTATTATTATTCAAGCGTTAATAAAAATGGACAAAATAGAACTTATGGCATTTCTGATAAAAAAGCTGAAAGTATATTACTTGAATTTGAAAAAAAATATGGTAAATTTAAAATAGAATTTCTATATAATGAAAGTTACCAAAAGGATATATGTAATATTCTTATTAAGAATTTGTCTGCTACTAAAATGTCTTATGAACAAATTCATAAAAATTTACAAGATAATACTAATCTCGTAATTTTGCACCAAAAATCTATACCTGAATCAATCTACAATCAACTTTTTGAACATATTGAAAAAACAGAAAATACACTAATTGCTAATTTTGATTTTATTTCCAATAAGGATGAATTTTTAAAAGACACTAGGTATTTAGATGAAACTATTTCTGATTTTTTTAGTGCTGAAGATGATGATACTGATATGTCTTTTATTAAGAAAAGTAAAAATTCTGATCATATTTTTTAAAAACTATAACTATGGATTTATTTGATTATATTAAATGTCTTTTTTCTCAAAACACTGAATATGAAAAATTGTCAGATTATGTGAAGAAAAAAAATTCTTTTATGACAAATCGCCTTTTTTCTATACAATATCCTATACAGGCTGAAATGTTTAATAAATTAAATACCAGCCCTACTGGTGTTGCACATTCATGGCGAAAAATAGGACTTAGGTATAAAAAAACACCTGGCTGGATTTTTACTAAAACTGCAAAAAAAACCACAAAAAATACATATACGCCTTCTAGCGAAGCACTTTCCCTATATTTAAAAATAAATGAAATAGGAATGACTGAGTATAGAGATGCAATAAATTTAAATTTAGATATAGTTGTATCAGATTTAAAAAAAATACAAAAAAATATCGACAGCGGTAAAATTTAAAATAAAAAAATGAAAAATTACAAAGACTTCCTTAATGAAGAACTCAGTCCACTAGACTTAGAGGAAATAGAATTTTTAAAAATGGTAAATAAGTCAGGGCCTTTACATAGAAAACTTATGAACAGTGAGGAAATATCTTTAGCTAATCGCCTGGTAAAAAAAGACTGGCTTGTAAAAGGAACCTCTTCTGAGAAGCCACATTCAGTAATTTACTATGTAGATCTTAGGAGAGAAGATTACAAAAAATATAATTTAGATGACTAGTAAAAATTAAAAATAAAAAATTTATAAGATCTTAATGAATATTAAGATCTTTTTTTTGATAAAAGTATTTCTTTATCAAAATAGAATATATAATAAAAGAAACAATTTATGGCCGTAAATGGGCGTACTGTTGATGCAGTTAATGATGTAATTATTATTTCATTAGTATCTCCATACAGAGAAGTTAAAAATATAACAGGATTTGTAGATACTATTATTGGAGAAGATACTCTTAACTATTTTGATAAAGAATTTAGATGGTCTACTGATAATGTAACATATTCAGATTATCAAGAATTAAATACTACAAATTTACAACATCTTGTATTAAATCCGACTAATTTATTTTGGATTCAATATCGATATACTGCAGTTGCATTAGAATATGATCATACATTAACTTTTGAATCAATTTCATTAGAAGTGTTTACTGAAAAAGGAACTTTACAAATGATTCCTCAATATGAATGTTGTGATACTAATAATCCAACACTTTGTAATAATTTAGTTATTGACTGTTGCCCTGATAAAATATGGAATCCTTATAATATAGGTTCTGGTGTAAGTACATATAAAACTCTTAGTCAAGTAGTTTCAAATCTTTTTGGCTTTTGTGTTCAGTATTTTAAAACCGAGGCTGATCAAAGAAGTAGAGATGTTATTTTAAAAGAATATAGTCTCTTTAATGTAATGCAGGAAAGCGAAGTTAAAATTCTTATTCCTGACAATGAATTACCTACTCGTGAAATTGCATTTAGTCCTTTAATGATGGACTATGCAATGGACCTTTTTGAAATTCATATTGTAAAAACAGAATTTGAAAAAGTATTTGGCAGAAATACACGGCCTTCTGAAGGCGATTATCTCTATTTTCCAATTATGAAAAAAATGTTTCAGGTAAATAGTATAGCAAATCCAGATGATTTTATGTATTCAGCCAGCTATTGGAAAGTAGGTTTAATAATATATCAACAGTCTTCAAATGTAATGTATAGTGATGTTAATATAGAAGAAAATACTAATGCATTAATATCAGATCTCGATACAAAATTTGAAAAAGAAGCTTTAGGCGAAAAGATTCAAAATGGCAAACCTAATGTATATAAAAGGATAGGAACCGGCTCTAATGACTATATCAGAAGAGTTCTTAGTAAAAAATTAACAATTAAAGATGAAAAATTGTACAATAATTGGACAATTATTGCTAAAAATTATTACGATTTATCTTCGATTACAGTAGGTTCCGAAGCTTTAGTTTATAGATATGAATATGGTATTCAGCCTGATGAAGATAGATCTATAAATCTGTGGTTTAGACCTAAATTTATTAAACCTATCAATTCTAACATAGTTGTTACAGGTATAAGTTCAGCTACGTCAAATGGAAAAACTGTTATCAGTACTTCTCAAACTCCACCTTTTAAAATTGGAGATCTTGTAGTTCTTTCAGGAACTTTAGACTATGATGGAGTTTCTGAGGTGTTAGAAGTTAATGATGGAGATTTTACAATCAGTAGAGAGTTTGTAACAAGTACTTTAAAACAAAATCCAAAAGTTTATAAAGAAGAAAGTTGTAATTTTTTTACATACGATACAGGAGCAAATTCAGAAGACTATTTTCATATAGTATATTCTCAAAACTTTTTTGTTATTAAGATAAATGAAAATTATTATTACTATGACTTAAGAGGAAAAACAATGTTAATTAAAAATAAATGGTATGCTATAGTTCTTAATATGTCAAATTCATTTGATCAATTAAGTTTATTTATATGGGAATCTCAGTACCAAACAGGTCTTAATGATCCAACTAAAAATGCAGAATTAAATAACATATATACTCAAACACAGTCTTTATTGACTAAAATAGATATACCTGATTCAAAACAATGGAGAATTTTAGGATGTAATATGCATCTTACTAATCTAAGAGTTTTTATAAAACCTATAGAAATTGAACAGCAGTCTCTAATTTTATCTCAATATGTTGTAAATGATAACCAATTAGCTGATATTATAGATAACGCTTCGCCTCAATTAAGATTAGCAACTGTAACAAATCCTCGTTAATATGGAAATCCTATCCTATGCCAAGAAATTATGGAATCTAATGAATTAAAAAATTATTAAATTTAATAAAAATAAATCTAAAATAATAATGGCTTATTTAAATGCAAATATACCAACCGTTACCTGTTTAATTAGGAATGAGTTTTTATTTAATCATAAATCAGGATTTAACGAATATACTCTAGCAGATGTACATTCTGTTGCATCTATACAAAAAAGAGTTCCGTTATTTGAAGCTTTTTTAGATAATGGGGTTAATTGGACGCGTAGACCTATCCACTCCTTCGTATGGAAGGAAGATGCTGAATTACTACCATTATCGGAACACATGTATTGGGATTGCTTTTCATCATACATAGATGTAAATGTAAGAGAAAGGTTAGCAGGTCTCCGAGCTGATTTAATATCGATAAGTGGTGTTAAACGTTCAGGCACGTATATGTTTACTCTTGATTGGTCTCATGAAAACAGAAATGTTATTGATACTAACTTTTCTGAAACTCCTGAGCATAAATGTGGTCATTTTTTTAAAATGGATAACGGTAACTATTTTATATACCCTAATAATAGAATTATATGGATGGATACTGCTTGGACTTATAATAGGATAGATAAAAATCCTGGCTATAAGATAGATATGAATATCTATACTGTAGAAAATATAAGTGGATATGAAACAGACTACAACTACATGACTAATTTTACAAAAGATGGAGAAAACTGATATTATTTATAATATACTAAATAATACAAAATTGAAATTAAAACCATCTAAGGTATGTGATGGAGTTGGAGTATTTAGTATTTGCAAAATTAAAAAAAACGAGAAATTATTTTCAGATGTAAATTCTGATACAACATATATATCTTGGGATGAAATTAAAGATATACCACAATCTACTAAATCTTATTTAAGAAGTATAGTAAACTGTGATGATGTTGGAATATACTTATCAAGAACACCTAATAATCTAAATCTAGCATACTATGTAAATCATTCAAATAATCCAAATGTATATCATAACTTAGATACAGATGAATTTTATACTATATGTGATATTGATGAAGATGAAGAACTTTTATGTATTTACACTGATTTAGAAATTGATTGGAAATAGGTATACTAATTAATGCATAATGGATAATTTGAAATATTTTTTGTAACAGAGTGTTTATTTTTTTTACAGATAATTTATAATAAAATGTCAAAAAACAATTTAAGAAATAGTATTAGTGAATTACTAAATGATGACTTACCAGATAAAATAAATATCAAAGAAGAAAGCTTAGATGATTTAGTAAAATCTCGTACAATAACGTCATACGATACACTTAGAAATAATGCATATATTAAAGCAAAAAAAGTAATTAATGGATTATTAAAGCTTTATTTATCAGAAGAAATTATTGAAGAACAAGAATATATCAAAGCTCGAGTAGAGTTAGATAAAATGTCATTAGGCGCTCTTATTTTTCAAATGGAGGCTGCTGAGAGAGCAATTATTACAATGCTTGATAATATTGATAGTGGAGAAATGCATCCACGCATGTTTGAAGTACTAGGAGGACTACAGAAAACTCTCTTAGATATAGTAAAAAGTCAAACTATGTATCTTATAGCATCTGAAGAAAATATGAAAAAATTAAGTAGAGATATTGATATTTATAAACCTCAATATAAAGTAATATCTTCAGAAAAAAATAATACATCTTCTAATATGATTAGTTCTAGAGGTACTAAGGAACTAATGAAAAGTATTAGAGCTGAGTATACCGAAGAAGATGCTGAAACTGAAGTAAACACAATTAAGAATTTACTAGAATATGAACCACCATTTGAAAGTGCTAAAATAAAAAGAAATGATGATGACTATGGCGATGATGAAGATATAGTAGATGATAATGAATTTGATGAAAATGATAATGAATTTGGACTATAATGGCAGTACAATATAAAAATAGTGAAGTAGAAATTGTTGTACCTCGTACTGAAAATTCTGAAGATAGAGTATCATGGAGTACAGAAAAAATTGAAAAATTATTAAGTTCTATAGATGATGGATATAAACCAAAAGGAGGACTACCTTTTTATGAAGGCAATCCTACCTTAAGAAAAGGTAATATTTTATTTGATTACACTAAACATGAATTTGAAGAATTAAAAAAATGTGCAAATGATGTCTGTTATTTTGCTAATAATTATTGCACTGTAATGACAGATGAAGGTCTTAGTACTATTAAGCTTAGAGATTATCAACTTGATATGCTTGATCATTTTAGAGCTAATAGATTTTCTATCTGTTTAGCCAGCAGGCAAATAGGAAAATGTCTTTCTCCACAAACTTTCTTAAAAATTGAAAAAGATTCTGTTATTGAAAAAGTCACAATCGGTGAACTTTATATTAGATACCTAAAACAGAAAAGAAAATTAACTTTTTTAGAAACAATAAAATATATTCTCTATAGAATATTATCTAAATTAGCATGAAAAATTATATAAAGAGGACGCCTTTTCAAAAAAATTGTCTTTGTTGCAAATCTGGATACGAGGCTGGAGTTGCAACTTCAAAATTCTGTTCTATTAAATGTTCATCTGATTTTAACTTTAAGAAAAGACAGGAATCTCTTCTAAAAGGCGTTGAAGGTGTAGACTATGTGATAGATCTTTGGAATAGTTACGTTACCCCGAGAATCTATGGCAAATGGTTTAAATCTATGCATCCACATAGAACTCTTGACGAGTACAAAGCTGAATTTCCAAACACACCTCTCTATTGTTCTTCTGATAGAGAAGCCACTACTATTAATGGTGGAAAGCACATGAAGGAAGAAAAGTATAAAAAAATGTTTTCGGATAAAATTAAAGGGCAAAAAAATCCAATGTCTCATACTAAAACTTCTGAACAGAAGAGAAAGGAAGCAAGCCCTTTCTCGATAGAGTTTTATCGAAAAAGGTTTCCGAATAGACATGAAGATGAATATGCAAAAATGGTTTCTGAAAGAGTTAATATTTTTTTAAAAGATAGAAAAACTTGGAATCAGGTTGAGCACTGGATTGATAAAGGCATGACTCGCAAAGAAGCTATTGCTGAAATTGCAAAACTACAAACTCGAGATCTTTCTTTTTTTCAAAATAAATACGGTGAAGAATTAGGAAAAGAAAAATGGGAAGAGAGACGAAAGAATTGGAAAGCTAAAGTCTTTAATGAAGATCAATGGATCGGAAGAGGTAGAAGTAATGTTTCAGAAAAATTCTTTGATGTAATATGTTCTATTTTTACCGATGACGTAAAAAGAGGATCCAACGAAAAATTCATCCGGGATAAAGAACTAAAAAGAGCATATAAATATGATTTGGTTTTTATTAAATCTAAAAAGATCATTGAATTCAATGGAGATTTTTGGCATTGCAATCCTCAAAAATTTAAATCTGATTATTTTCATAAAGTAAAAAAGATGACAGCGCAAGAAATATGGGATTATGACAGGATTAAAAGAGAAAAAGCAGAAGAACATGATTACCAAGTCTTAGTAATATGGGAATCGGACTGGTATAAAAACCCAGAGGAAATAATAAACAAATGTAAAGAATTTTTATGCGTATAGGTTTAAGATATATTATTCTTTTTTTGATTCAACTAATAGAAAAGATTGAAAATAAAGACAAGTCTTTTCTAGATCAATCAAATCTTTTAGATAAAATACAGGAAACTTTAGATATTAAAGGACTTTCAATAAAAACTGATTCAGGTTATCAACCTATTACACATATTCATAAAACTAAACCTTTTGATGTTTGGAAAATAGAAACTCTGTCTGGTAAAAAATTAGAAGGTGCTGATACACATATTCTATTTAATGAGAAAATAGATGAAGTTTATTTAAAAAATTGTAAAGAAGGGACTTTTATTATGACTAAAGATGGTCCAGAAAAAATTGTTAAATTAGAAAAAACTTCTTTGCATATCGAAATGTATGATGTGACTGTGAATCATCCTGGTCATCGTTTCTATTCAAATGACATACTTTCTCATAATACGATATGCTCATCTATTTATATAGCATGGTATATTCTTTTTAATTTTGATAGAAATGCTCTTGTTCTTTCTAATAAAGGTTCAACTACTAGAGAAATCATAGATAAAGCAAAAGTTATTTTAGATAATTTACCTTTTTTTATGAAGCCAGGTGTTCTTAAAAATGATGTATTTAATATGAAATTTGATAATGGTTGTCGTATTATTGGTTTAAATACTAGTAAAAAAGCTGCAATCGGTTTTACTATTCATTTACTATTTATGGACGAATTTGCTCATATACATTCAAGTTTTTTAGATAGTTTTTATGAAAACGTATATCCTACTATATCTTCATCTAAAATATCTAGAGTTATTATTACTAGTACTCCTAATGGCTTTAATAAATTCTATGATATTTATAAAAATGCAGTTCACAATAAAAATGAATACCGCCCATATAGGGTAGATTGGTGGCAAGTAGTAGGCCGAGATGAGGCATGGATGTATAGAGAAATTTCTAATTTAGGATCAGAGGAAGCATTTAATAGACAATATGGAAATCAATTTATTGCAAGTTCTAATCTTTTATTAGGCCCTGAATCTATAAAAAAATTACAAAAAAAACAAAAAGATTTTATACATCATGAATTTATCGAGCTTGATGATTTAGAAATTAATTATAGTGCCCTTGTATGGGATCCTGATTTTGATATTTCTCAAATAGAAAATTTAAATAATTATTGGGCATTTTCTGTAGATATAGCAGAAGGTGGTGGTGGTGACTATTCAGTAATTAATATTTTTTCTATCGAGCCAATGAATATAAGTGATATTAAAAAAGTAAAATCACCAGGTAGTTTTATAGACTTTTTCGGTTTAAAACAAATTGCTATTTTTCAGAGCAATACTCATAGTATAGAAGATTTTAGTAAAATTTTATATACAATATCTATTGATATTTTCAATAATGAAAATGTAAAACTTATAATAGAATGGAATATGTTTGGTTCAGAATTAATTAGAAGATTACAAACTATATTTCCATCTAGAAATGATTTTGATGAAGAAATGGTTGTAAAATTTAAACATCGAAATGATGCTAAAACTTCAAGTTTTGGGCTAAAATTAAAATCAGATAATAAAACAATATTTTGTCAAAATTTTAAAAAATATATAAGTATGGGCAAAATACGGCTTTATAATAAAAATACTATTGAAGAGTGTATTAGTTTTGGTAAATCATCTAGCGGTAAATATCAAGGGCAATTAGGATGTGATGATTTAGTAATGTCAAGTATAAATGCAACTGAATTTTTTCATACGCTTGATTTTTCTGATTTTGTAGAAGAAAAATTTGATTTAGTAGATCCTAATGTACAGAAAGTGATGGATGAAATTTTATTAAAATCAAAAGATGAAGGTGCTATGTATTTTGACATATATGATCTTATTTAAAAAATAAATAAAATCTATATATATAATATAAAAAAAAATAAAAAATGGCATTAAGTCCGCAAATAGCAGCATTTAGGTCAGCCGGAGTTTATAGATTAGAATTTGATAAAAGTCAAACTGTCTCAATCCCAGCTGAACAATTAAGATTAGTTATAGGCTTTTCTAGAAAAGGTCCTTTTAACACGCCTGTTTTTTGTCCTGATACCTCTTTTTTTAGAGCAGTATTTGGTGACATTAATAGAATAGATGAAAGAAAAGGGAGTTTTTTTCATAGAAGCTGTCTTTCAGCTTTAGAAAGAGGTCCTATTTTAGCATTAAATCTTTGGAGATTAAATAATGCTATAGATGGAAGTGGAGATTATGATGAAGCTTGCCTTTTTAGTGCAAGTTCAACTGAAGCAAATTCAGGTTTTACTAATGAAGCACTATATTCTGGGTATTTTAATCAAGATAAGTTTTGGTTTCCTAGTACTGATGCATTCCTTACTAACATTGGCGCAACAGACACTACCCCATTTAATAATCTTTTTAATATTGTTAATCTTGGAAGTAGACAAGTTTCTATCTTAGTAAGAAAAGCAGCGCCTGAAAATACAAAAGGATTTCAAATTAAAGTTCAAGATTGGTATGGTAATGCTAATATACCAGCTTTTTTAAACGGTGAAAGCTTTGTATCAGATTTTATGGTTGATGTATTTCTATATAATGGAAATCTTGGAGCAGACACTACTGCAATTTATCCGTATGAAAGATTTACATCAGATCCAACTTATGCTAAGTATTTTGATAAGCAGAGTGGTCTTAAAAGAAAAGTATCAATTACAGATACTTCAGATACATATCTAGAACAATTTAATAATTTACCTCAAGTAAGTCTAATATCAATTTATACAGGCTCTCTTATTCCAGGTTTTTCAGATCTTAATGGCAATAATCTTTATATTAAAGATTTAATTAATGCAGATACTCCATCAACAGGACTTTTCTGTTCTATTAATGAAGCAATGTTTGATTTAGGAGACCTATTAGATGGTACTGATAAAGGTCTTGATCTTATTGGACATGAACTAGAAAGGGTCAATCCTAAAACGATTGATTTTTTATCTTATAAAGCTACTATTGCATCAGATCTAGATTATACAGAAAATTCAACCAATTTAAGGTCGGTGAGTCTTACAGGCGTAACTTTAACAGTTAATACTGATGGTAGTTTTGATTTATTAGCATCTGCATCAAGCGCATCTGCTGCTTATAATGTTTTTAAGAATTTAAAAGCTAATTCAACCGGTGCAGTAGGTGATTTTCTTATTAATGCAGGTGATGATTTAGCAATTCCAGTAATTGACGTAACTGTTACTTCAAGCTATACTTTAGTTACAGTATCAGGTGCTGATATTACTTTAGGTGCTGGAGATACTCCATTTGATGGACTTTCTACGCTTAAATATATTAAAGTATTAGATATGGATTGGGTCACTCAGAGAGATGATAACGGTGACACTGGAACTATTATATGCGGATTATCTTCTCAACTATATTCAGATATTTCAAACGGTACATTGACAGATGGCGATAAAGCAGTATTTGGATCAACCATTGGAGCTTCTCAGATATTATATTTAGATTTTAATCCATTATCATATTCATATTTAATCTATAATCTTTCAGGAACTCCAACTAAAATAGAAATTTCTGATAGCACATATAATATTCCAACTTTTATTATTAATGCATTTGCTGATGCTGATTTTAATGACTTAATTGTAGATGATGTAGATTTTGGAATTAATCAGACTGGAAAGTATTTCTTTGATACTAGTGATACTGCATATTCTCAAGGTACATTAGGTATTCAATCGTATAAAGGTTCTCTTAATAATAGTATAAATGTACTTGAATATAGTGGAACTCCTGGTTCTCTTTTAAAACAAAATGAAGTAATTGTATCATCTAGCAGCTCAGTATATGTTGCAGTAGGTAAATATTTATTACAAAATGTAGGATCTTCTACAGTTTCATCTAGACTTACCTATATTAAAGAAGTTATAGGAATTAGTAATTTTACACCAGGTGTAAATGCTCTTAAGATTATATGCGAAGGGCCTATTCTTATTAGAACCATAGATTCGGTCGAGACTGTAGAGTCATATACACCTATTACTGAATGGGTTGATTATTATAATATTTTTACACTCGATGGATTTCCACTTGGCTCATATAATTTACCAAATGGTACTAATGAACAGCAGAATAATATTTTATATGATACTTTAGGAGGTACTAAACTGTTTCAAGCTCTTATTGATAAAGATAATATTTCTTATAGATATATTGTTGATACTTGGGCTAATGGGATAGAAGCAAATTCAAAATCAATATTTTTTACCCTTGCTAAGGAGAGACAAAATGCATTTGCATTAGTAAATGCACCTTCGGTTGATAATTTTAAAAAGAGCACAGACCCAAGTTTTTTAAATCTGTTAGGCCAGTTTGATACTGCATACGTTGCAAATGGTGGAAATCTTTCTAAAAACCCTACTGTTAGGTATACCTTACCTGGAATTACTCAAGGTTCTAGTTATGGAGCATTTTATACGCCTTTTCTTACTGTAAGAGAAAATGGATCTAATATCCAGGTACCACCTGCTGGGTATGTTTCTAACAATTATATTGATAAATATACTAATGCACTGCCTTGGTCAATTATTGCAGGTAATAGACGCGGTATCGTTGGAGGTCGAGGAGTTATTGGTGTTGAATATAATTATGATAAATCTGATAGAGATAATATTGAACCATTCGGTCTTAATCCAATTATTTTTCAAAACGGCACAGGTTTGGTAATATTTGCCAATAAAACAGCTCAACAAAATGTACAAAGCGCATTATCATCTGCTCACGTAAGAGAAGTTATGATTTATATACAGGACGGTTTATCTGCAATTTTGAAAAATTATCTTTTTGAATTTAATACAGCTCAAACACGATTAGAAATTAAAACTCTAGCAGATAATTTTATGGCTACTGTACAAGCAGAAAATGGTGTTTATAATTTTAGGAATGTTATGGATGAAACTAATAACACTCCTGATATTATTGAAAGAAATATAGGTATTTTAGATACCTTTGTCGAACCGGTAAAAGGAATGGAAATTCTTGTAACACGAACAACTATACTTAGACCTGGCCAAATATCAAGTGGTCAAGTTTAATAACTATAAGTACTTTAGAATAAAACCGGCTAATTCATAGCCGGTTTTTTTATGCATAAAATTAGATGGCGTAAAAGATATATAGATAAAAATAATGATATTTTAAGATTCTTTACTAATTTTTAATCTATATAGATATATATAATAATATTAAATGTTTAAGACGTTTAAGATATTTAGACAATAATAAAAAATAATATAAAATGCCGCTTCCTCATTACACACAAGCAAAAGCATCAATTCAAAAATTTGAACCAATTTATCCAAATTTATTTGAAGTAACTGTATTAACACCATTGAATCAAGATTCTTCGTTAATTCTTCAACATGTAAAAAATATAGCTGGTTTAAATAATTTAAATCCTTCAGTAGAATCTGTTGCTCAGAAATATAAATTTGCAAATAGAAGTTACGCAGGCATGCCTGACCAAACTTTTGTTGATTTGACTGTAGCATTTACTGTTAACTTAAATGATGCAAACCAAGCATATATTTATAAATATATGAGAGATTGGTATAAACTTACATACGATCCATTAACTGGTGAGATGGGTATTAAAGCTAATTACACAGGAACTATGATTGTTGTTCAATACAATAGAAGAGGTGATGTATTTAGAAAAATAACATTTAAAGACTGTTTTCCTACAGGCCAACCTTCGTTTATAGATGATTTGTCGTATGAAACAACAGAGCCTGCTGAAGTATCTATGACAATACGATCAGATTATTGGATAGAAGAAAACTTATAAAAAATTATCTGATTTAAGGACTGATCAGATAATTAATACTGTATAGTCCTATAAATAAAAAATAATAGATGAAAAACTGGAAAACAACAGTAGCAGCTGCTGCACTTGCTGCTGTATCTTTTGCAACTTACATGGGTTGGCTTGATTCAGGCCAGGCGACTTTAGTTACGACTATATTGTCAGCTCTTGGTTTAGCAGTTGCTAAAGACAGCAACGTAACTGGAAAAGGTTGGTAAATTAAATTTAATCTTAGAGGAGAAATCGCAAGATTTCTCCTTTTTTTACTTATATAAACCTGATATTGTTAATGCTTAAAAAAACAAAAACACAGACAAGTTCAGTAGGTCGATCTCAAATTAAATCTTCACATCCTGAGAAACAAGACGTTTTTGATATTTTTTCAGATTCAAATCCTGTAGAAAATTCAAAATCTTTTAATAGCCCACAAGAAGAAACTGAATATTCTAATCCTGCTGTTGTTCCTGATTTACCTCTTCCTTCTTCAAAAAAATATACACCGACTAATATTTCTTATAATAATGCAAATTTTAATTTGCATAATAATGTTTTAATTCAAAATTCCAAAAGAGAAATAGATAGTCCAATTACTAAACTAGATAAAAAAGCATACGAACCTTTAGACACTGTAGGCTCTTATAAAATTATTAGTAACTTATCATCTACACAAATGTCAAAAAATGTGTTAGAAAAATATCCTGAAGGTAATAATATAGCACATTCAAACGCTTCGTATCCTGCTGATTTTCAATCTGAAATACAGCCAATACAAAATAACTTTACTATTAAAAGTTTTGACCAAACTCAATATATAAAATCTGAAGTACATCAAAAAACATCAGAACTACAATTTGAAACAATATCAACTCTAAAAGATAAAAATGAAGTAAAACAGATATTAAACAATAAATTAGAAAATAATGCTAAAGAAACAATATCTTCTAATTTTTTAACATCCAGTGATCTTTCAGCGACTAATGTTTTTTCAAACTATAATTCAACAACTAAAGAATATGGCACTGGGCAATTTCCACAAAATTCTCAAGCTTCTTCAATCATGAATAAAAATTCAATAGATGCTAAATATGCAGCTTCTCCACAAAGAGGAATAGAAGCTATGTCTAAACCTGAAAGCAAGAATTCTTTTAAAGGTTCAGAAATAAAAACTACAAAACCTAATATTGACACATCAATTAAAAATAAAATTATTAATCAAGTAGGTTTATCTAATTATTCATCAAACAGTAATTCTATACGCTCTAATAGTTTAGCCTCTAAAGATTTTTTTGTTTCTAATTTTAATTCAACAACGCCTACAATTTCCAGTAATATTTCGTCTTCATCATCTACTATAGATAATGCCTCTAATATCTAATGAATATATAATAATATTAATTAAAAGTATTTAAAAATTTATAAAATGTCCATAGAAAAAGAAAAAGAACAACATTACCAAGATGCTATTGATCAAATGGAATCTGAAAATTCTCAAACTTCAACAGGTTTAGGCAGAGTGCAAATAGGTAGAAATGGAGAAGATTTTGAAGAGTTAAGACAGATAAATGAAAAAATAGGCTATATTCCTTTATTAGTTTCAAATCTACCTTCGCAAGGCAGATTTTATAGGAGTGATATTTCTATTTCTATTAGAGCTGCTAAAGTTGCCGAGATTAGAGATTTTTCTACAATGGATGAAAATAATCTATTTGACGTTGATGAAAAATTAAATAATATTCTAGCTTCATGCGCTAGAATTGATTTTTCAGGTAGAAGAGGCAGCTATAAAGATCTTTTAGAAGAAGATCGTCTATTTGTTATACTTTCAATAAGAGAACTTACTTTTAAAAATGGTGAAAACCGTTTAATTATGAAATCTTCATGTAAATATTGTACCCATGACAATGAATATGAATTAAAAACTACAACATTACAATATTATGATTCTTCAGAGCTTGAAAAACATTATGATCATGAAATAAAAGCTTACATTTTTTCTACTAAGACAGAAGGTACTGTAGTTATGTGTCCTCCTACAATAGGTGTAATGAGAATTATTACAGATTTTATTAAACATAAAGAAGAAAAAAAGGAAAAATGGGATAAATCATTTTTACAAGTTCTTCCATATTTACATAGAGAATGGAGAGGCTTTGGTGATAAAGAAATATTTAATGCAAATGTTGAATTTAACGGCTGGTCACAAAAAAAGTTTTCAATAGTTTATCGATTAGCTGAAAAAATGAGAATAGGCGTTAAACAGGAATTAAATATGTTATGCACCAATTGCGATGGGGAGGTCGTAGTGCCAGTTACCTTTCCTGGAGGCGTCAAAAGTTTATTCGTTATTTCAGATATCTCTGAAGAACTTCTTTAAAGCAAAAGCTATTTTATATTATCACATGAGGCTTCAGCCTAGTGAAATAGAAAATTTGCCATATTATGAATTTGAAATAACATTGGAAGAGTTAATAGATATTTTAAAACAAAAAAATGAAGCGGAAAAAAATTATGATAACTCTAATAATAATCCAAACATTCCTGATTTTAATAAATATACTAGTATAGCTAAAGGTCTTAGTAGTGGTGTTAAAATGCCTTCATTTTCAATGCCTAAACTTAAATAAATAAAAAGACTTAAATATAAAAAGAATAATTTAAATTGGCATACGAAAAAGGATTTGAAAAACGGGCTTTAGAACAGCAAGCTGCAATTCTAGGTGTTTTACAGAAAATACAAATTGCTTTAGAAGTATCATCAGGTGATTCTAGAGCAGTTTCTTCTCTTACGTCAGCACCTACTGAAATATTAAATAGAACAAATGAACTTGTAGTTTCAGAGCTTCAAACCCAAACATCTATATTAAAAGATATTAAATCATCAATAAAGAGTGCAATATCTAATAGAGATAGAGATGCAGGTCAGAATGAAACTAGAAGTGCAAAAGATAAAATAATAGAAGTTGCACGTAATGTAGGCGATACTGTTAAAAATATTGCATTATTAGCTGGATCTATTATTATTTTTGCAGGAGCTCTTAAATTTGTAAGCGCCATTATTAAGCCTCAAGATTTAATAGTTATTGTTCCTTTTATGTTGGTGATGAGTCTGGCGTTTGCTGCTTTTTCAACAATAGTAGAAGCATCAAAAGGTTTAACTGCAAAAGAAGCGTTTTCTACTGGTTTATTAATGCTGAGCATTGCTACTTCAATTGTAGGTATTGCTGGTATTTTTTCAGTTTTTAAATCAATGGGCAAACTTACATTTCCTGATCCTTTATGGGTTTTAGGTGCAGGTCTTGCAATATTTATTTTTACACTTCCTGTGCTTTTATTAGTAAAAGCAATGTCATCAGGAAGTATGCTTGGAGATAGAAAAGTAGCGCCTACTGTACTAAGCCCTAAAATTGCTTTAACTGTAGGACTTTTAATGATAACTACTGCTATTGCGATTGCCGGTGTTGCCACAGTATTTTCAAAAATGTTAGTTCCAGTTGGCCCTCAAGATGCACCTGATATTGTATGGGCTTTGACTGCAGGTTTAGGTATTGCTATATTTGGATTAACTACTTCCATGTTTATTAAAAATATTAAACAGTCAGGTGGATATTCAGATATGTTAAGAATTCCTATTATTATAGCAGGTGCTATTATTGCAACTGCAGTAGGCATGGTTGGAGCTGCGTATGTAATGAAAGGCTTTCCACAAGTCGGCCCTCAAGATGCACCTGATATTGTATGGGCTTTAACCACAGGGTTATCTTTAGCTATTTTTAGTTTAGGTATGGTACTTCTTTCGAGATATGTTAAAGATACTAAATCTGCATTAGTTGGAGGTTTATCAATGATTATTGTAGCTGGTATTATTTTTACTACAGCATGGATATTTAATTATCTACCAAGCTCACTTAGAACACCTAGTTCAGATTTTGTTAAAGGTGCAGGCATTGCAATAGTGGCATTTGGTGCTGCTTATATTTTAATGTCTAAATTTATTAAAAGTCCAGAAATGCTCAAAGGCGCACTTGCTATGATAATAACAGCAGCTTTAATAGTTGGTGTTGCTCATATATTTCAATCTCTTCCATCTGATTTAAGATTTCCATCTGAAGAATTTTCAATAGGCGCTGGTATTGCAATAGCTGTATTTGGTGCTGCTGTTGCAGGCGTAGGCCTTTTAGTTAAAATTGTTACACCTGCTGGATTTGCTATGGGCGCTTTAGGCGTTTTAATATCTGCATTAACTATAGTAGGCGTAGCTTGGATCTTTTCTATTTTACCTGAATCTTTATTTACACCCGGTGGAATAATTTATAAAGCAACAGATGCTTTATTTTATTTTGGCAACGGAATGATTAATCTTTTTGAAAAATTTGGAAATGCAGTAGTTGATATAGGGTTAAAATTTATAAATGGATTAGGTAATTTTTTCAGCACTCTTAATACTTTAGATTTATTTAAAATTGCTGGAGGACTTGCTGCGATTGCCGGATCTATGGTTCTTTTAACTGGTGCTTTAGTTGGTAGTAGTGTTAGCAGTGTTGTATCAGCAGGTGCTAACCTTGTTAATAGTGTTTTAGATTTTGGAGCTGGATTATTAAATAAGAGAAACAATAATTCTACACCTCAAGGATTTTTAGAATTTTTAATTGACAATGAGAGTAAAATAAGTATTGCAAGTAATAGTATTAAATTAATAGGTAATGGCATAAAGGAAATGGTAGAATCAATACCTGCAGCTAATACAGTATTACAAAATTTTATGAATGTTTTAATAGGTAGAAAAAAAGGGTCAGGGACTTTTCCAGGTGTTAAGCAGACTGCATATACTATAATGGATGAAATAGTACTAGGGTTTAACTCAATGTCAATCCAACTTGATAAATTAGTTACTTATAAAAAGCCATTAGAACAAATGGCAGATTCAATGAAAAAATTTGCAGAAGGTACTGGAGAATTTGCAAGAGCTATTAATTCTATTCAAATTGAAAATTTAAATACACTTCAGTCAAGTATACAAAATTTAAATACAAATCTTACTGAAGGCTTAATACAGAGACTAAAGCAAACAGGTGAACAGATGAATAAAATTTCTGAAAGTTCAGGAGGAGTAGGCACTGCAGTAGCTGGCGCAATTACTAAAATTACTGATAAGTTAGTAGGTAATAATGATAAAGATAAAGATTTAGCTACTAAAATTGCTGAAGAATTAGTAAAAGTTCTTAGATCTCAAGGCTCTATAGTTATAAATCAAAGTGGATCTGCTACTTTCCAATTTAAAGATGGTAACCAAATTATAGCTGACATGCTAATGCGTGGATAAAAAAGAATACGTGATTTTTATAAAATAACCTGATAATTTTTTATCAGGTTATTTTTTATGTATAGCCCTACCTTTTAATATAAAAAATATGGAATACCTTTTGAAACATATTAGTGTTATATGATATAATATGCACTGGAGTGTTTATATAATAAACTATACAGATTTAAAATAATTTGTTAATTTTAAAAAACTTTAAATGGTTTCATTACAAAAGCCTGTTGTATTTTTTGATTTAGAAACGACTGGAATAGAAATTATCAATGACAGGATTATTGAAATTTGTATGATAAAGTTATATCCTGACGGTCAAACAAAAAAATGGTATTCTAAAATTAATCCAGAAGGCCGAAAAAGTAGAATAGAAGCTTTTGAAAAACATAAAATAACTGATGACGAGCTTTTACAAGAAAATACTTTTTCATATTTAGCCTCTGACATACATTCTTTTTTAGAAGATTCTGATTTAGGTGGTTATAATATTTATCGGTTTGACCTTCCTATTTTATGCGAAGAATTTATGAGAGCAGGTGTACCTTTTTCATACAGATCTAAAAAAATTATAGACACTTATCTAATCCTTACGAAAATGGAGCCTAGAAAACTAGAAGATGTTTATACTAAATACACCGGAAAAGTTTTAGAAAATGCACACTCAGCTGAAGACGATATTTTAGCAACGATAGAAATTTTTAACAAACAGAATGAGGTATATAAACTACCTGAATCTATTGAAGAATTGGAAAAAATAGTTATTGATAGATCTAATCTAATAGATCTGGCAGGAAAATATAAGCTAGAAGATGGTAAAGTTATAATATGTTTTGGTAAACATTTAGGTAAAACTTTTAAAGAAGCTGTTGAATCAGATAGCAAATATTTTGAATGGTTAAAAAATTCTGAAACTTTTACTAGAGATACCAAAGTTGTTACAAACTTGCTATTAAAAAAATATAATAATGGTTCTTTATTATAAATATTTGAAACTTATCTTTCGTCTAAAATATAAATTCTAAAAATATTAAAATGAAATCTGTAGAACAGAAGTATAAAAGATTATCAGACGTAGAACATTGTCTTACACGCCCAGGCATGTATGTAGGTTCTATTAAAATGCATAATTCTGAAGTTTTCTTGTTGGATAGTAAAAATCAATTTGAAAAAGTTCAAGTTACTTATAATCCAGCTTTTTTAAAAATCTTTGATGAAATTATTTCTAATTCTGTAGATGAACATAAAAGAAATCCAAAACTCAATAAAATTGAAGTTACTATTGATATAGAAAAAGGAATAATTACTATATGGGATAATGGAGGTATTCCTGTTCAAAAACATAAAGAATATGATGAATGGATACCCGAATTACTTTTTTCTAGTTTAAAAACAGGATCTAATTTTGATGATTCGGAAGAACGATTAGTAGCAGGTACTAATGGAGTAGGTGCAACATTAACTAATATTTTTTCTAAAGAATTTAAAATTAAAACATGTGACGGTAAAAAGACTTTTGAACAAGTTTTTACCAATAATATGCATGAAAGAGAAAATGCTAAAATAGGTGAAGGGTCTAAAGGTTATACTGAAATATCATATATCCCTGATTTAGAAAGATTTAGTATGACTTCAATAGATCAAATTCATTTTGCTCTAATGAAAAAAAGAGTAATAGATGCAGCTGCATGCAATCCTAAATTGCAAGTAGGCTGTAATGGAGAATCTTTTATTTTTAAATCTTTTAAGGATTATACTAAATATTATATTAATGATGTTTTTTATGAAGAAAGTGATAGATGGAAAATTGGTATTGGATTATCAGAGGATGGATTTCAGCAAGTATCATTTGTTAATTCAGTAGAAACTAAAGATGGTGGAACTCATGTTGAATATGTATTACATCAAATTACTCAATGGCTAAGAGAAAAAATAAAGAAAAAATATAAAGTAGAAGTAAAACCATCTGAGCTTAAAAATCACATGTTTTTATTTGTAGAAGCTTCTATTGTCAATTCAGGATTTTCTTCTCAAACAAAAGAAAAATTAATTACAGAACCTAAAGATTTTGGATCTTATCATGAAGTTTCAGAAAATATCTTAAAATTAGTTTTTAACTCTGAAATTATTAAACAACTTCTAGATTGGATTCAAGAAAAAAAATTAGCAGATGAAAGAAAGCAGTTAAGAGCATTAAATAAATTCTTAGATAAAACAAAAATTATTAAATTAATTGATGCAAAATCTAAAGACAATAGGGAAAAATGCTCACTAGCTATCTTTGAAGGTGATTGTTTACATGAATCTACATTAATAACAGTATTTGATGAAAATGGTAAAAATGATATTGAAATTAAAAATGCCGAAATAGGACAACATGTATTAACTCATGAAAATAGAATTAGAAAAATTATAGCTAAAACTTCTAAAATTTCTAAACTTTTAGAAATAAAAACTAAATATGGCAGTATTAAAGCAAGCGCAGAACATAGATTCTATGTATATGATACAGAAAAAGATTCTTTTATATGGGTAAAATGCAAAGATTTAAATTTAACTATTCATAAGTTAGTTAGAAATAAAATGCAAACTATTACTAAGGCGTCAATCATTAAAAAAATAAAAAGAGAAAAAAATGAGATTATATTTATTACTGATGATTCAAGAATAGTATCTACATTAAATCACAAAATGGCAATATATTCAACAGATGAAGAAATTTTTGATTTAAAAGAAGCTAATGATATAAAAATCACTGATTTGATAATATATAATTAGTACCTTCAAAAAATCAAAAATGCAGTATAATATTAATGTGTATGGTTTAACTTATCGAATAAATTCAATAAAATCAATAATTAATATTGAACAGTTGATAACTACTAAAATAATTAAAAAATATGGATTAGATAAAGTGGTTAATGTTCTAGAAAATAATAATTTTAAAGTAAATAGATGTAAAATATGTAAAAATCCAATAAGATTTAAAATTAAATTTAATGAATCATTACAGATAATATCAGTAGAAGAAATAAAAAAATACAAAGGCTACCAATATTGTTATGGTTTTAATAGTAATTGCCCTGGTAAAAAAATGAATTCAAATAGTGCTGAATTCATTTCTATAATGCATGATATTACTTACGATGAAGCTCTTATTTATATAAAAAATAACAATAAAAGTTCATTTTATAGAGAGAATTTTAAAAATGATACTGAATATAAAGAGTCTCAATCAAGAAATTTATCATACTTTATTAAAAGATATGGCGAAACACAAGGTGCTTTAAAATATAAAAATACATTAAACAAACAAAACTATTCTAGATCACTAGACGGCTACATTAAGAAACATGGTCAAATAGAAGGTAGAATTAAATTTGAAAATTATTGTAAATCTAAAAATAGTATGTCAAGACATCTATTTGATAGTAATGATGATTTTTTAATTAGAATAGAAAAAACTAAACAAGGATTAGTTAGTTTTATAAAAAGATATGGAAATGAAGAAGGATTAAAATTATATCAAAACTATATAGAAAAAAGAAGTAATACATTTAAAAAAAATATTGAAAAACTTTCATTAGAAGAAAAATCGCAAAAATTTACAATATTTGATCCTTATAAGCTAATAAAATTATATAATATTACAATTAGCGAAGCTAATGACATTATAAATAAACGTAAAGATAAATGTAAAATAACTTTAAAAAATCAAATAGAAAAATATGGTGAATATGAAGGTACGCAAAGATGGATAAAAATATGCAGCAATAGAAGAGCAGGCTATTCAAAATGGTCTACTAATATAATATATCAATTTTTAAAAATTATTAACATTGATGCTATTGATAAAATTTATTTTGGAGATCTAAATAGAGAGTACGGCTTATATGATAATGAAAATAGTAGGTATTATTTTTATGATTTTGTTATTTTTTATAAAAATAAAAAAAAATTAATAATAGAATTCAATGGATCTGCTTTTCATCCACATCCGCATATGTTAAATGAAGATAAATTAAAATGGAGACATGCTTTTTCTAAAGAATCTTATGAAACAGTTTTAGAAAAAAATATTTTAAAAAGAAAAAGAGCAATTGCTGATGATTTTTTATATTTTGAAGTTTGGGATACTGATGTAGATTCAGAAATAATTAACAAAATTATAAATTTTATAAACCACAATGTATGATAGAAAATTTTATAGAATTGGTAGATATTGATGAAATATCAATTGAATCGCAATACCAAAATTCAGTAGATCTAACTATAGAAGGCGATAAGAGTTTTACATTATCTAATGGTATAGTTTCTCATAATTCAGCATCTTCGGCTTTTCGCCAACATCGAGATCCTATGATACAAGGTGCATTTCCGCTTAGAGGTAAATTTATTAATGTTATGGAACTGCCTAATACTAAAGTTATTCAAAATCAAGAAGTTAAAAGTCTTCTTGCATCTATTGGATTAAAAATGGGAGAGCCACCTACTGATATTAGATATGGCAAAATTTTTATTTATTCAGACGCGGATCCTGATGGTGATTCTATTGCAGGCCTTTTAATTAATTTTTTTGGTAAATATTGGCCAGAACTATTTGAAAAAAATATAATGTGCAGAGTAGTAACACCGTTGGTCGTATGTAAAAAAGGAAAAGATAAGAAATGGTTCTATACAAATAAAGAATATAATACGTGGAGAGAGATCCAGAAGTCACCTGATGAATGGTCTATAGAATATAAAAAAGGTCTAGCAGCACTTGAAAATGATGAATATAAAGAAATTATTCAGAATCCTAATTATTTTATTTTATCAAAAGGTAAGAATTTTAAA